AGGCGAAACCTACGAGGAACGCGGCGAGCAAGTCGAGTCTGTTGGACTGGCGACACGGCGCGAACCGTACACGGCAGACACGATACCAGCGGCGGCTATGATGCTGACCGTAGGCGTCGACGTGCAGGACGACCGACTAGAAGCAACCGTCGTGGCGTTTGGCCGTGACGAAGAAATGTGGATCGTGGAACACGCCGTCTTGCGCGGCGATCCGGGGTCCGAATCGCTGTGGTCCGACTTGGACGGATTCATCGGCAAGCAACGCAAAACCGAAGACGGTCGCGGGTTGCTGGTCGAAGCCGTTGCGATTGACTCTGGCGGTCACTTCACACAACAGGTTTACGCATACGCCGCAAAACGAAAGGCCCGGAGGGTTTGGGCTATCAAAGGTGCGGGCGGATTCGGTCGGTTAATCTGGCCGAAACGCGCGGGACGGGCGGGGCGAACGTCGGCACAAGTTTTTATTGTGGGCGTCGATACGGCGAAAGACGTATTGTTTGGAAGATTGAAGCGCGTTACGCAAGCGGGTGCGGGTTATGTTCACTTCCCGGCTAGCGTCGATGACGTGTACTTCGATCAGTTAACATCCGAAACGCTAATCTACCGCATGGTGCAGGGTCGACGTGTGCGAAGTTACCGACCGCGCACGTCCGGGGCTAGAACGGAAGCACTCGATTGCTTGGTGTATGCCTACGCGGCGTACATTGGTCGAGGTGGCCCAATGATACTTCCGAATCGAAAAGTCGCAGCACCGGTTGTACAACCGGAAGTTGTGCAGCAAGTCGAGACACCGAAACCGGCGATACGTCGCCAACTTCCACAGCGTCCAAGGGGCGGCGGTGGCGGTTGGGTAAACGGGTGGAGATAATATGGCGAACCAATTTGACAGCACGAATTACCCGGTCATCGAACCGGACACGCTACAGGCGGGGGACCGTTGGGCGTGGAAGCGAACTGACCTAATCTCCGACTATCCATCGTCGGCGTATTCACTTTCGTATGTAGCGCGCCGCGAAATTACCGGCGAGCGAATCGCCATTAGCGCGTCGGCTGGTGCCGATAGTTATGTCGTCGAGGTTGCATCTAGTACGACAGCAACCTACGAACCGGGCAAATATCACTGGAATGCCTACATTACGCGCACGTCCGATTCGTCGCGCGTTGAAGTCGGGTACGGATCGTTTACGGTCAATCCCAACAAGGCCACATCCAGCGACGATCCGCGTTCATTCGCGCAAATCGCACTGGACAACATCGAAGCGTATTTAAAAGACCCGACCAACATTGCAGCGGCGTCATACTCGATTGCAGGACGCAGTTTGTCGCGTTGGAGTCGTGCGGATTTGTTCACGGAGCGCGAGCGGTTGAAGGGTGAAGTAAACCGCGAAAAGCAAGCCGAGAAACTCGCGCGTGGGTTAGGCTCGAATTCGACGGTTCGTGTGAGGTTCACCGTATGAAGTTATTAGACCTTTTCAAGCGAACGCCGAAGCCGATCCGAAAACGCGCATTTGAAGCCGCGAACACGGGTCGATTGTTCAATGACTGGATGACGCAAACAAAGTCGGCAGATGCGGACATTCGTTACACGTTAAAGGCCACGCGTGCACGGTCGCGCGACTTAACGCAAAACAACGATTACGCACGGCGTTACTTGGATTTGGTCGCGGCCAACGTAGTAGGCCCCAAAGGAATTACGTTACAGGTTCGCGCGCGTGAGCCGAACGGCGCATTGGATCAAGTGGCAAATCAAATACTAGAACGCGAGTTTTACCTATGGGGTAAACCCGGCGTTTGCACGGTCGATGGGCGTATGTCGTGGATCGACGCGCAAAAAGTTTTCATCGAAACGGTAGCGCGTGACGGCGAGTGTTTTGTGTTGTTTGTCGAAGACGACGCAAACCCGTATCACTTCCGCTTGCAGTTTGTCGACGCTGACTTGATCGACCAAGACAAAAACGAAGTCTTGCCCGATGGGTCGCAGATTCGTATGGGAATCGAGGTAGACGCGACCGGTCGACCGACAGCGTATTACGTCAAGACAAAACATCCTGACGACTACCAGTTTTCCGGTCAGTACGTCCGCACGGTCCGCATTCCAGCGGAGCGCATGATTCACGCATTCCGGCAGGACCGCATCGGCCAAACGCGCGGTACGCCGTGGACCGCTACGGCGATGACGCGACTTAAAATGTTGGGTGGATACGAAGAAGCCGAACTAGTCGCAGCGCGGATCGGCGCATCGAAAATGGGTTTCTTCGTTAGCGAGTCTGGCGACGAATTCCAAGCGGACGGGCAAAACGCCGATGGCACACTGAATATGAACGCGCAACCCGGCGAGTTTATGCAACTTCCGGCTGGCGTCGATTTCAAGCAATACGATCCACAGCATCCGTCGACCGCATTTCGTGAATTCGAAAAGGCAATGTTGCGCGGTATTGCGTCGGGTTTAGGCGTTTCGTATACGTCGCTTGCTAACGACTTGGAAGCGGTCAGTTACAGCAGCATTCGACAGGGTTTGCTGGAAGAACGCGACCAGTGGCGTGTCGTGCAAGGCTGGATGATTGAGCATTTTTGCGAGCCGGTATACTTGCGATGGTTGCGTAACGCACTCGACTTTGGTGCGGTTCCGCTTCCGGGCAACAAATACTTTAAGTTTTCGGCGACACAATGGGTGCCGCGTGGCTGGCAATGGGTCGACCCGCGCAGCGAAGCCGAAGCGCAGATTGTCGCCATTAACAACGGTTTGATGACGCGCACACAAGCACTCGCCGAACGCGGATTAGACATCGAAGACGTATTGCGCGAGCGCGCCGCCGAAGAAGAATTGATTGCTTCAGTAGGCGTAACGCTTCCGGGCGGTACGGCACCACAAAATGTAGCACCGGGGGTTTAACATGGCCGGTACACACGATATCGTTTGCGATCAAGGCGCGACATTTACGCGCGTTTTCACTTGGCAAGATTCAGCCGGAGTGCCTATCAATTTAACTGGATACACGGCGCGAATGCAAGTGAGGGAAACGGTAGCATCTGCGTCTACTTTGTTGTCTTTGACAACGGAAAACGGCGGCATTTATTTAGGCGGTGCAGCAGGAACCGTGAACTTGAGCGCAACTGCTACGCAAACCGCAGCAATCGCAGCGGGTTGCTATGTATATGATATTGAATTGGTCAATGGCGCGACCGTTTATCGTTTAGTGCAAGGACAATTTACGGTTGATGCCGAGGTGACACGATGACGAACACAACCGTTATTGTCGATGAAACGCTGAATAACGTTGTCGTTGAAGAAACAACTAATACTGTTATCGTTCGATCAGCCGCTCTTGCCGGTGGATTAGGACCGACCGGCCCTACCGGTCCTAGCGGATCACAAGGCAACATTGGCCCAACCGGAGCAACTGGCGCGACTGGTCCTATTGGGGCGACCGGTCCGACCGGACCACAGGGCAACATTGGCCCAACCGGTCCGCAAGGTGTACAAGGCTTGCAAGGTGTGCAAGGCGTCGCTGGAGCCACTGGACCGACTGGACCGCAAGGCGACATTGGTCCGACTGGTCCAACCGGCGCAACCGGGCTGGCTGGTGCTACAGGCCCTACTGGAGCCGAAGGCGCTATTGGGCCGACAGGACCGACCGGTATTGCTGGTGCAACTGGTCCAACTGGTCCTACCGGACCTACTGGTGCGGAGGGCGCGGCGTCCACGGTTCCGGGTCCAACCGGTCCACAAGGTGTGCAAGGCATCCAAGGTGAACCGGGATTGCAAGGCGCAGTTGGTCCTACTGGACCGACTGGAGCGCAAGGCGACATTGGCCCGACCGGACCGACTGGTGCTATCTCGACTGTGCCGGGTCCAACCGGCCCAACGGGTCCGCAAGGGTTGCAAGGTGAAATTGGCCCAACTGGTGCGACAGGCGCGCAAGGCATCCAAGGCATCCAAGGCGTACAGGGTGAAACCGGAGCGACTGGTGCTACTGGTCCGACTGGCCCGACTGGCCCAACCGGCGCAGCATCTACCGTGCCGGGACCGACTGGCCCGACTGGACCACAAGGCGC